TAAATTTGTCTATGATCCTGTGGCAACAGCCATCACTGCTGCCAACCCTGAGGAGGTTAGTGCTGAATACAACGTAGCTTTCACTACCATAGTCGATATTTCTGAATCAACTGTGGTTACCATAGATATTCCTTGGAGCCAGCCCCTCTCATATAATAATCATGCACCGTTTCCAAACGGTTCACCATTATATTCTGAGAACAGGTTGAGCTATACATCTTATATTAACAATTTTGGAAACGGAACACTTTCCATATACGTTGTTAATGAGTTGCAGGCTCCAAGTGACGTTGTTGGGGGTACAATCTATATCAATTCTTTCATCTCAACAGGTGAAGATTTTGAGGTAGCGTGTCCCACTAACAAATACATTTCCCGTATGTCCCACGTGCCCGATTTGCGTAATGATCTCGTACCACAATCTGAGACTGTGACTATTCCAGCCAAGAAAGTACCTACTGATACCAAAGATAATCTCATACACTTTGGTGAGACAGTTAAATCCTTCCGGCAGTTAATGAAGAGATATTGTTTCTCTGAATACATACCGTTAGCAAATGACTATCCCCCAAATAATATGATGTGTCTGGTAAGTAGATACCAGTTTCCATTAGATGGTGGCTACCAAACTGCATCCAATTTATTTCAGGCTATGCCTTTATATGGAACCAGTTTAGGTTTGTACGCTTACGCAAATTTCACGTATCTTCACTATATCACCAGAGCTTTCGGTGGTTGGAGAGGATCCATACGCTACGCAGCTGATACTTCTGCAGCAGGTTGTTGTTCTGTTTCAACCATAGTATCACATGATCATTTGCAGACATTTCCTTACCAGAAGTACGCGAATATACCTACTCTCTGTGACTGTGGAAATGATCCGCCTTTTGCACTAGGAACTATATATAATTTTTCTAAGTACCTGACTGACGGACCGTCAGGTATATCGGTGCAAAATAATTCCGTAAATACCATGCACTCTTTTGAAGTGCCTTTCTACTCTAAGTATAGATTTTTCCCGGCGAAAACTAGGACGATCTATGACAACGTGGAAACACCTGTAAGGACTGATCCCTTCCAGCGTAATTGGTATTTAATTACTAAAGGTCAGAACATCCCCCATGAATCAAACATGGCGCTATATTGCGCGGCGGGAGAGGATTTCACTCCTCTCTTTTATTTGGGTTCTCCAGTTATTTACGAGAACGCAAATTATCCGCTTGTTTAATTCTAGCAGTGCTAGGACCAGCACTGCCCTCACTAAGGTTTGAAGCCTACTATTTCTAGTTTCTCCACACCTTAGGGTGTGCATCTTTTAT